CAGCTACACGATTCTTTGAGTGCTTCTGATATTGATTCTCTAATCGTTGAAGTCGCACAGCCAAATTTGCAATAGGAATACTTTCAGGTTTACCTAGAAACATTTCACGCGTCTTTTCAAAATCCTTTTTTAATTCTTCACTCAGATTCTCGCCAGCCCGTTTTGTTGGGTCGTATTTTTCACATTGCTGCTTAGTAACAGCTACCCCATATTCTTGGTTGACGAGCTCTACTGTTTCAGTTGGTGTGTTAAATACGGCAAGTGAGCGAACTATAAAGAGTTTTATCTCTTTTTTTAGAGCCGCCATAACCTTAATCCTGTCAACCTACGTCAACCTAAATAGATAAAAAAAGAGCCGTTCGGCTCAATTAATTAGACATGTTCCGCAGCACTTGGAAATATTTAAATCTGATACAAACGGCGGGTTATTTGCGACCTCAATCATTCGCTTGACGTTCTCGCTTGCACCCCACCGTTTGACCACCCCGATAAATTCTTCAACATCATGACCTGCTAAATAGTGCTTTGGTAAGCCTGTATGATCGCTATAGAGTATTTCCCCATCCTCATCACGCTCTACACCTATATGGTAAAGCTCATGCTCAATCAAAGCGCAAAATTCACGATCGTTTGCACGCTCACAAAAGCTTGCATCAACCGTAATGAGATATATAGGAACAAATCCAAACCAATCTCTCATTTGCTGTTCTTGTCTTGCTTTTCGCCATCCGCCCTGGTTAAACATGACCTTTTCACATTGACCTAATACCATTCTCTTTTTAGCTACGGTGGCAGATGAAGCCCAAGCGAATGCTAAGAATGTTTCATCATCATGTAATAGCTCTGCTATGTGGTCATGGTCGGGATTATGGAGTGCACCACCAATCGTTAAGAAATTTGTTATTACCCATTCTTTTAGATCCACGGCGGGTGCCAATCGGATTGCTTCCTCTTCCTCAGCTTGATCAATCAGTTCTATTGGTGGAAATGGTCTGATCTGTTCCATTGAATTTCCTAAATAAAAATTATGTTATTTAAAATTAATTATTGAAGAAATTAAAACCAAAAAATTATATTTATTAAATAAACTATAAAACCAAAAAATATAAAGAAAACACAAACCAACTAAATAGTCTTAAAAATATATCAATGTAACGATAAAACAGGAATACAATTATTATTCATTATTAAAATTAGCGTGAATAAAATGTTTAAATCAAGTAAAAATTTCAGAGGTCCAAAAAAACCAACAGATCAGGAGATTAATAGAACAAATTTTGATACCTCTCCTCAAAATAAAGATTCGCCAATAGTAGAATCTTCTGTTGATGATAGAGACCATTTTGATCAACCTAATCTAAACACACCCTTTCCAAGACATAGTACGATAAACAATGGAAAACCGACCTCACAAACTCGAAGATAAAACCATGATATTTTTGAAATTATCCTTAATTACTATTGAGCTATTTAATACACAGAACGAAATTCCTTCATTCTGTGTATTTCTATGTAAGCATTCCAAACTCAATCTAAATATGAAATAATTTAAATTAAATCATATAGATAAAATAATTAACTTAAATCCCCAATAAACTTTGCAGCAACTATCAATGGTACAGTCTGTAAATTTTCAACATTTCCTTTAAGAATATAACCATTTGATTCTGAATGTAAATTCAAGTTAATTTTCAGTATATGTAAATTTCCAAACACTGAGTGAGAATGTTCATTGTGCTGAGTTAATTCTAAAATTAAAGTATTTTCTTCAACTTCACCTTTATATACATATATTAGATCTCCACCTAAAGCACGCTCATTTTCTATTACTAAAATTCCGTTTCCGAAATCTTTCCCTTCACTCTTAAAAATTAACGAATAAATACCATTTTTCATAAAAATCTCTTTATTTATCTACTGAAAATACAGTACTAATATTTTAACCAGTTAATTAAATTTGTTATTTTTAAATGTAAAATAATATTAAAATCATTAAAAAAAATAACATAAAAATACACCATATAATTTAATTTTTAATATAATTATTTAAATTAACCTTAATTATCATCATACTATGAAAACAACAAAATATATTCATGAAATATGAATGAGATAAATAAATTAAATTCTAACACTTATCTACAAAGGAACTTTCAAATAACATCAATGTAACTTTTTATATATGTCACTATATTTAAGTCGAATATTCGGCAATATAAATCGAGAAAATCATGTTAGTAAATAGAAACTCTGCTAAAAAATCTTCTTTTAATCAATACACTACCTTTGCTAATGGAAGCAAATTTAATTCAACCGCAAACGAGCAAAATCACAATTCAGCTAAAGATGATGAAAAAGCTCCTAAAAAAGAGCAGCAGGATCAAAAATCAAATCAAGAAAAAAAAGATTCAATCGCTAAATAGCTGACTAAAAAAGATTTTTTCAAACAATATATTTAAAAATAAAAACCCCGCCAATATCTAGAATTGAGCGGGGTTCTTTGTGCCGTAATCCGTACGGCTAAACTAAATTTATCTCGGTAAATATCTTTTGTTTCCGCCACTTGTTATGCAGAAATGCCCACCCCTTGGACCCACACAATAATTATTTCCAGAGCATGGGCAAAAACTTGAAGAAGTGCGAACTGGTGGTTTAGTTTTAGGACTAGAACTTCTGCTACCAGTGCTTTTATTCTGAGCTGGTTTGTTAGTTTTATAAATTACTTGTGGTTCAGAAACTCTATATTCATATGGCAGACTTTCATACTTAGGTTTATCTCTATAGATTTTTTCTGGCTCTGCAATAGGCTTTCTAAAACAACCTTCGTAATCACAAAGTAGATAAGTGCTAATCCATCTTGGTGAGGTCGTATCATTACTTATTCTTGCCCAATTCCCATAATATCCATAAATATAAATTTGATTACCACCATACAGCTTACCTATCTCATTCCCATTTGGTGCATCTTTGACTAAAATAATATCAGTATTCACCCATTTGGTTGCTAATGGACGGCTTTCATAATTATATGGTTTACTTTTCAAAACTTTATTAGGTGCTACACATCCAACCAATATTAAGCTTATGGCAAATGTAATTATAAGTTTAAACATATTTATTTTACTTCTACTTTCAAATAAGTAGCTAAATTTTATAAATTTCTTTCAAACAAATCAATTTATAATTAATTTTTAATGACCTAAAACCGAGTCACAGAAATATTAGATTAATGATAAACATAGCACCCTTTAAAGTGTTATAAAAACATATTGAAAAAAGCTATGTGAAGAACAGGAATTTTTTCAACTGCTACTGTTAGATAGTTGCTAAATAAGTTAGCAAAAAATATAAGTTCAAGAACGAATATCAAAATAGTCACTATAACAACCTTCTGCATAGTGAAAACTTCATCATGTTGTTGATGAAATGCTAATAACGAATTAAATGCAACTGATATATAAAGTGAAATAAAAGCACTTATAAAGAAAACCCCTTGTACATTTAAGTAATAATTATCAGTTAAACCAATTACAACAACATTTATAATTAGAATAATATACACCAAAAAACAAATTGAAACTCGTGTATAACTTCCAAGGGGTTTATTACTCATAAAAGAATTAAAACAAATAATCATTATTACTATAATAAAAAAACAATTTATAAAAAATAAAATTTTGATATCAGAATTAGAATTATCTGTAACTTTTTTCATAAGAATAGCGATAATATTTGTAGTACCAACTAAAGTAAACTGCTTACTTACTTCATTGCTTAAGCTAATCCTAAAATCTTCTTTAGGCGATTTATTATTTTGAGATTCTACAAAACTCACTAACTCTCGATCATATCTTTCTAAAATTTGATATACTAATTCATTTAGTTTTTCTAATATATTTGAATTAATTTTATATACTAAAAAATTTTTTCTCCAAAGATAATTGTCAAATAAATTTTTTATTTCAGTTAACTCTGTTTTTGTAAGATCACAATCATTAATTTGATTCCAAACATTGAGTATTTCAGATTGAAAAACTATTCTCTTTTCTAACTTATGGACATCAACCAACCAAATCCTCAGTCTTTCTGACTTTTGTATATTATCTTTAATAATTTTTAGTTGTAAGTCGCAAGTAGTCACTCAGAATAAGCTCAATAAAATTAAACCCCGCAATGCGAGGTTTTAGACGGCGGTGTTATACAAATCGCCAAGTTATCACAAATATGCCATAACCTGTGTACACAAACAAGAGGGCTAAATAAAAAAACCTGTGTAGTGTTTTAACAAGCCAGTTCTTTCAAAAAACTCTTCACCCAAAAATTCAGGAATATATTTATTATCAGCTGTGGCATCTTCATCTGGATGCCCTCCTATAATTCCACCATCAATCAAATCAGCTACTTTATGATTTCCTTCTCTACGATAAAACTCTGCCAAAGTTGAGAGGAAAGTAAAATCTAATATTTCTCCAGTTGGAAGAGTCAACCACGTATGTAACTCTAAAGGTTTAGTAATATCATACCCGTTGTTTAGAGCATTTATTCTCAAATCCATTTCCTGAAAAAACATTTTACCACCATTTTGGTGTATCAAATGTCCAATAGTTATAACCGAATCAACCTTATAGAAATCATCTACATACTGCTTGAGATTGATATGAGTTGCATGACAAGTAGCTACTAGATCCTCATTTTTTAAATTCAAATCTTGGATAGACTTTTGAAATTCAATAAAATTATCTTTAGTCAAAAGTCTTTCTTGAGTTAATTTAAGAGTCTTATAGTTGCCCAAATTGAATTTTTTAGAATTTTTGGCTGCTAAATTGTAATTTTTACAATATTCACTCTCTTCTTTTTTAAACATACGATCAAAAATTGCAAACATACAAACCCTTTCAAATTATTAATATTATTCAACATTACCATTTTGTAAAATTTTATTTTACAATTTTCTGTATATTTTATATTAATAATTCAGATTTTAAATTTGGATATCGACCTGAAATAAAAGCTAATGCGCACTTCATATCTTGTCTTATCTGAATGGTAGAAGTTTCGTACATTTCAGCTACTTCACGAAGCTTTCTATTTTCTACAAAAATTTGCCAAACAGCATCTACCCAATCTTGAAGTGGTTCACTTTCAATCTGACGTATATCAAGAATAATACGCTGGAATGCACGTGCTTCATTATCTGAAATCTGACAGGCAACTCCCCGGCGTAGTTGAGGTTCTTTAAAATTTTCATCACTTAGATATTGAGCTATTAAATCTTCACGTTGCTTCTGGGTTAATTTCTTTGTCGGAATAGTTTTATATACTAATCTCTTAGTTTCAGTATTCCCATTCATCCATGCACCAAACTGACGAAACCAATTTTCTGTGCTAAATCGTGTCCAATCTGTCGCCTGAATAATTGTAACTGCCGTATTCATCTAATCACCCTATCATTGTCTCTATCTGTTGAACCGCTAAACCTGATTTCACTTGCTCTGTACTAAACCGTAATACCTGATATCCCATTACCACTGCAGCGTTGTATTTCTCCATGTCACCGATATAACCTTTACCACGGGTGTGACGTCCACCGCTCCAGACACCACCTTCGACCTCAACTAATATCTTCTTGCCCACAATGTGAAAATCAGCACGCCACTTACGTTTAGGATGGAATTTATATTCCTGTTCAAAGCTGATTTTTAAAACTCTTAACTGGTTGGCCAACGTTGATTCACCGATACTTTCACCTTGATGAGTTTTAACTTGAGTACTGCGCTTCGAGTTAGTTTTCTTTTTGGTTCTAACACTGTAAAGTTTTTGATATTCAGTAATTGAAATGCTTTCCACTTATGCCGCACCTCTGCTCTTTGATTTAAATCCAACTGCCTGCAGATGTGATTTCCAGTTTTGGAGTTCCTTTGGATCTGATAGTTTTGCAGCAATCCGGCTTGTTAGTTTTTCAAAAGATTCACCAGGCATACTGAATTTATCGATGACATCAGGAAGTTGAGCAAGTTTGTTGGCAAACACGTAAATCTGTTGAGGTGATGAAAAAAATACAAAATCAGATTCACCGCTTGATTTTCCATTTTGTGCTCTGTCGTATTTGTGACGGTTTTTCAAAAGTGTGTCAGCGAAGTGGTAAATCAAAAGATCATCACAAAGATTATTTCCAGCATTGAAAAGCTCGAATGCTTTTTTCTCACGTTCAAACCAACCTGCTTCGATAATCGATTTTGGCACTACCGTGGGATCGGCTTGATCTAATTCAGAACGAAGTTTTTTCAAACAAAGCCAGTCTTTTTTATTTTTAGATTCTAATGAGAGATTCCTTGGGAGGTTCTGTGTCCCAAAATTGGTACTGGTCTCGGTACCAATATCGGTACTGGTTCCAGTTCCATTATTGGTACTAGTACCTTTTTTGGAACTAGTGCCTAAATCAACACCAGTGTCATTTTTGGTACTAGTCCCCTTTTTGGTATTAGTATCTGAACTATCTTCACGTCCAAAGACACCAATTAATTGATAGACTTTTACGCCATTTCCTTTAATTTCACCTGTGAATTTAATCAAACTTTTGAGTTCAAGTTCATCTAAAACTTTAATAATCGTTTTGCGATTTAAAGTTGTATCTTTCTCTAATCGTTTTAAACTTGGGAAGCACTTATGATCATCCCCGGCTCGATCTGCAAGAGCTAAAAGCACAAGCCTTTCACTTGCACCTGAGACTGTGGCTTTCCACGCCCATACGGTTGCATCTAAGCTCATAATTCACCGACCTTAGGCTTTACGTACCCACCAAATGAAATGACCTGTTCAGCTTTGATCAAGCTCGTAATAACCTGATGTGCTAACCAAATCGTGATCTTGAATCGATAAGCCATCTTTTGGGCCAATTCTTCCTTGGTTACAGCTGCATTCTCTTCGTTGTAACCACGCATTCTTAAATTGCCTTTTTTGATGCCATGTATATGGTTCAACAAAAGCAACGTTGGTTCATAAAATGATTGGATTTCTTGAGTCTGTTTATGATCAGGTATGGTTTGAAAATGGCTATTCATGAAACCTCCGCAATCGATTGCTCGATTTCATCTAAACGGCGTTTAAGCAAAAGCTCTGGCAAAGTGGCTGTGCGTATATCAGTTTCATTTACCAATTTGCCGCCTTCTAACCAGTAATGATTATTCGGTTGATATGCTTCTACAGTTTGTAAGTCTTTTATTTTGATGTAATTCATATACACCACCACATCGCCATTCATGTATTTGCCTGATTCTTCTTCTTGTGCTAAATTTGATTTCATATTCATTCCACCCTGTTATGTATATAGGAAGCCTGATGTTCAAGATCAGGCTTTTTCAATTTCAGTACCTGATGTGTACTTCTTCATTTGTTTTAAAGCTGCTTGATCTACAGCAGTAGCCAATTCAATTAGATGCAATGTCAATTGATGGATCTCTTCATACTCTTGAGGAGTTACAACACCATCCTCATACGCTTCATAGACAGCTTTGTTAGTCTTTCCTGACTTAATGTTGTGCTGCATCATTGCCTCAAAGATCGACAATTCATGGTGCTTACTGCGGTCACAAGTCACTGGAACTAAGGCAAAACCAAGTTCATGCGCCCAAATTTTTAACAGCGCTGGATTTTGGGTGTAATAAAGAATTGCTTCTAACTTCTTAATACTTGGTAAATGGTTCGGCATATTGATATTTGCGTAATTGCAAATTGTGTTATGTGAATCCCCAAGTACCTGCGCAATATCTTTAGGCGTAAATCCCGGTGTATTACTTATCATTTGCCAAATTGCGTTTTGGGCTTCTCGGCTTAAATTAATTTCCATATGTGAATCCTTTGTATTTATTCACGTTTCACTTTGAGTACTAAATGTTGATACTTAGCTCAAGGTGGTTTCTATGCCACTTGGTGACGTGTAATTGGTTCTTTCCCATTTGCTAAATCTCGAATTTGGTATTCACGAGCTAATGGGATTTTGTTTTCTGACCATTGATAAATTGCTGATGGCTCAATACCCAAAAGCTTAGCCAGTTCTACGCCATTAACCCCAAGCAAA